AGAAGGATGGTCTTGTTCAAGTTGGTGAATGGTTTTCTCTGATGAATCTTCTCACCAGCAAAGTGAATGGTAAGACTTTGGATGAGCAGATGAGGAATATTTTCCGTCTTGCTGCTTCTTTTTGTTACAACTCTCATTGTTATTATGCTCCTCCTGTTGGTATGAATCTTTCTGGCACTCCTTTGAATGAATCTCTGATTGCTCTACATCAAATTCTTCCTAAATTCCAGAAAGAAAACAAACTTCAGAAAGTCCAGTGTGTAATCCTGACTGATGGTGAGGGGTGCCTTCTCAAGTATCACCGTGAAGTCCAACGTCGATGGGAGGAAGAACCCTATCTGGGCACGGCACATATTGGACCGAATGCTTTCATCCGTGATCGTAAGACTGGAATGACTTATTCTTGCAATTGTGAGTATCATGATTTCACCAATGTTCTTCTTCGCAACTTGAGGGATAAGTTTACTGACATCAACTTTATCGGTATTCGTGTTCTCCAATCCCGTGATGCTGGACATTTTATTCGACAATATTGTGGATATTATGGAACCGAGTATGATAAGGTAATGAATTCCTGGAAGAAAGAAAAGGCATTTACTATCAAGTCTTCTGGATATCATTCTTACTTTGGTCTTTCTTCAGCAACTCTTTCTCAGGAATCCGAATTTGAGGTTGCCGATGATGCCACAAAGGCACAAATCAAATCTGCTTTTGTCAAAAGTCTTAAAACTAAAAAAATGAATAAAAAGATTCTTGGTGAGTTTATTTCTTTAGTAGCATAAATACTCTTACAGAATTCAATCAATTATCCGATGAGTAGATTCACCGACCTATTTCAACCAAAACCAGCACCAGTTGCTGAAGAAAAAGAAGTGGTTGTTAAGTCTGATAAAGTTGTAGATATTGGTAAGTGGAAGACTAAGAAGGCAAAGTAGACACTTACCAAACTGTCACAGGGGGCACTTGGTTGCCCCCTTTTTTCTTGTATAATTACTTTGTTGAAACGAAACGACTTCCAATTTCATTATGTCCCTTTCTGCTGATTACATCCGTACTTCTCTCCAAAGTCTGTATGGTGACTCTGTGACTGCGGCAGACGTTCGTGCCTGGTGTGCGATGAATGGCACCAACTACCAGAATGTCACCAACAAACTTGCCAATTACAAGACTGCTCGTGGTCGTTGGAATCTTGAAGTGACTCAAGAACGTGTTGAAGAGATTGAACGTACATATCACTCGCCTGCAGTGGTTCCTCCCGTAGAGCAAAACCTTATTCCTGATAAAGATGATACCTTCGTCAAGTTTGGTAATTTTAACGATATTAAGAAAATTATTCAGTCCAATCTCTTTTACCCTACGTTTATTACGGGTCTTTCAGGTAACGGTAAAACGTTCAGTGTGGAGCAAGCGTGTGCTCAACTGAAGCGTGAACTGATTCGTGTAAATATTACGATTGAAACTGATGAAGACGACCTTATCGGGGGTTTCCGCCTTGTTGATGGGAATACTGCTTGGCACAACGGTCCCGTCATTGAAGCACTGGAGCGAGGAGCAATCCTGCTTCTTGATGAAATTGACCTTGCCAGTAACAAAATTTTGTGCCTCCAATCCATCCTTGAAGGTAAAGGTGTCTTCCTGAAGAAGATTGGCAAGTGGGTTAAACCTGCTGCTGGTTTTAATGTGATTGCCACTGCTAACACTAAAGGTAAAGGTAGTGATGATGGACGTTTCATCGGCACCAATGTGCTTAATGAGGCATTCCTGGAGCGTTTTCCTGTGACCTTTGAGCAGTCCTATCCTGCCCCTGCGACCGAGCAGAAGATTCTAGAAGGCATCTCTCTGGACCTTGGAGTGGAAGACCGAGACTTCTGCAAGCGTCTTGTGGACTGGGCAGATATTATCCGCAAGACCTTCTATGATGGTGGCATTGAGGAAATCATCAGCACCCGTCGTTTGGTTCACATTATCCGTGCTTATAGCATCTTTGGTAACAAAGCAAAAGCAATTGATGTTTGCACTGCACGATTCGATGACGAAACCAAGACTGCTTTTATCGAACTCTACGATAAAGTGGATGCTGATTTCCAATTGTCCGTTGACGAACAGCAAGCAAACTGATAGAATATAAGGAGGTCAATATGCCTCCTCTTTTTAACCTTTACTATGATCTAAAAAATGTCAGAAAACTTTGAGAGCACCTACGAAAGTACAATTTTATCCGATAATCCAATTTTTACAAACTCTGGTCTAAAGGGTGGTAATGATGAAATTTCCTTTACTGGATTCAATAAGTGGGATGAAGACCATCATGCAACTTTGAATATTGGTAATTATACTTCCAATAATTCTTCAGATAATATTTCTATTCCAACTTCTCTGTTTGGCGATGATCATATTTCCTTTAACCAATTCACAATGTCTGTTAACGATGATGGAATGCTTAATCTTACAAAAACTCCAATAACTATGAATGAAGACACAAACAAAAATGGGTTCTGGAAATATGAAGAAGATAAAACTCTAAAAGATATTGAGCAATATCTTTCTAGCACTTATCACTCGCACTACACTTCAGAAAATTCTAAGACTCAAACTCTTGACCTGATTGAGAGTATTGGTGACAGTGAAGCATTCACTCGTTCGAATGCCATTAAGTATCTGTCTCGATTTGGTAAGAAGAATGGTAAATCTAAGATGGACATTCTGAAAGCAATTCACTATTGCATTCTTTTGTATCACTTTGCAGGTTTGCATAAGAATACCACTTCCGACTTTCCTTATTGATTATGAAAATACAAGATAAAACTATGAAACTCTCTGATAATACCCTGATCATTCTTAAGAACTTTGCTGGGATTAATAATTCTATTCTTGTCAAGCAGGGTAACAAACTTCGCACTATTTCTGTTGCCAAAAACATCCTTGCCGAAGCAGATATTATTGAAGAGTTTCCTCGTGATTTTGCCATCTATGATCTCAATCAGTTCCTGAATGGTCTGAGTCTTCACCAAGATCCTGACCTTGATTTCAAAGAAGATTCTTATCTGAGTATCAAAGAAGGAAAACGTCGTGTAAAGTATTTCTTTGCAGATCCTAATGTAATTATCTCTCCTCCTGATAAAGATATTCAACTTCCTTCTCAGGATGTTTGCTTTCAACTAGACAGCACTTCTCTGGAAAAACTAGTTAAGGCAGCAGCAGTTTATCAACTTCCTGATCTTTCTGCGATTGGTGAGGCAGGTGTTATCAAACTGGTGGTGCGTGATAAGAAGAATGATACTTCTAATGAATATGCTATTGTGGTTGGTGAAACTGACGAAGAGTTTACTTTTAACTTTAAGGTAGAAAACATCAAGATTATTCCTGGTGCTTATGATGTCGTTGTGTCTTCTAAACTTTTGTCGCAGTTTACCAATTCTAAGTATAATTTGACTTATTATATTGCTCTGGAACCCGATTCTACTTTTGGTTGATGAAACATATTCTTTTTACTTTAAAAGGATGTCCAGAAAATCTTTTGGATGATGAGTCTCATATTCGTAATGTGTTGGTCAAAGCAGCAAATCTTTGTAAAAGTACATTGTTGAATGTTTCATCTCACAAGTTTGATCCACAAGGTGTAACTGCCATTGCTCTTCTCTCTGAATCTCATATAAGTATTCATACTTGGCCAGAGAATGGTATGGCAGTATGTGACGTTTTTACTTGCGGAGATCATACAGTACCTCGTGCTGGTGTAACATACATGTATGAAGCAATGGATGCTACTGATATTGTTTCTAATGAATTTACTAGACCTTTGGAATGAATATTTTCGTTACTTCTCCTTGGCCTGCTGAGAGTGCCATTTGCCTCCCTGACAAACACATCGTCAAGATGCCTCTAGAGTGCTGTCAGATGCTCTCTATCGTGGCATCGGACAAGTGGGGACATGGGTATGGCACTCTCCCTAAGGCAGATGGAACCCCCTACAAGACCCAGAAAGGAGCATTTCGCAATCATCCCTGCACCAAGTGGGCAATGGAGAGTATCCATAATGCTTATTGGTTAATCAAGTGGGGATTGAATTTGTCAGATGAATACTGCCTGCGGTATAATAAAACTCACTCCTGCTATAAGACTCTTGTGGATGCATACTATTTGTTCCCCAAAGGTAAGATTACAGAAGTGACTCCATTTGCTAGGGCAATGCCTGAAGAATGGAAATTTGATGAAAGCATTGATACATTCACTGCTTATAAAAAGTATATTGCCTCAAAACCCTGGGTGAAAGACAATTACCTTCGAATTCCCCAAAGAAAACCCGATTGGATTTGATTATGAATAATGATTTTTTGTGGGTAGCAAAGTATGCCCCAAAGACAATTGAAGATTGTATTCTTCCCGAAAGCACAAAGCAGACTTTCCAGGAGTTTCTAAATAGGGGTGAAATTCCTAATATGCTTCTTGCTGGTCCTCCTGGTATTGGAAAGACCACAGTTGCTAAGGCACTTTGCAACGAACTTGGAGTAGATGTATATGTCATCAATGGATCCGACGAGGGTAGATTCCTCGATACTGTCCGAAACAATGCGAAAAACTTTGCTTCGACCGTATCGCTTTCGTCAGATGCTAAACACAAAGTCATCATCATTGACGAAGCAGATAACACAGGAAACGACGTTCAACTCCTCCTACGGGCGTTTATTGAGGAATTTGCTGGAAATTGCCGATTCATCTTCACCTGTAACTACAAAAACAAAATCATCGAACCACTTCACTCCCGATGTGCCGTCGTTGAATTTGGAATCAAAGGAAAAGACAAAACAAAACTGGCAGGAAGTTTTTTCAGACGACTTCAACAAATTCTTGTCAAGGAGAATGTGGAATGTGATGAGAAAGTCCTTGCGGAATTGGTATCTAAGCATTTTCCAGATTTCCGACGAGTTTTGAATGAATGTCAAAGATATTCTGTTAGTGGGAGAATCGACTCTGGTATTCTTGCTGCTTTTTCTGATGTTGCCGTAAATGACCTTATCAAAAATCTTAAGGAAAAGAATTTTTCCGAAGTCCGAAAGTGGGTGGTATCTAATCTTGATAATGATGTCACTGTACTTTTGCGTCGTATTTACGATGCTCTTTATAATGCCCTTGAAAACAATAGCATTCCTGCTGCTGTGCTTGTGCTTGCTAAGTATCAATATCAGGCGGGATTTGTAGCAGACCAAGAAATTAATATGCTTGCCTGCTTAACTGAATTAATGGTTGAGTGTAATTTTAAATGAGCTTATTTAAGATAAACAAAAATTTATTAATAGAAGATAAAGTAAAGACTACACCTGAAAATGTGAGAGAAGCAAACGAAGGTTTGTTTCGTGCTAAAATGACATTGCCCTATGCTGCCAAGCACTGTGGAATGACCCAGAAAGAAATGAAAATGACCTTTCTTGAGTATTTGAAGTATCATCCTATTGATTATGTCTGTGAAAACTTTTCCTCTTAAAACTTGTCTCCGTTATCCGGGAGGTAAGTCTAAGGCAACAAAAACTCTTGCCCCATGGTTCCCAGAAAATTTTAAAGAATATCGTGAACCATTTATTGGTGGTGGATCTGTGGCACTTTATGTTACACAAGCATATCCAAATATTCCTGTTTGGATTAATGATAAGTATGTAACACTCTATAATTTCTGGGTTGAATTAAGAGATCATGGTGAGGAACTTTCTGATAAGTTAAATGATATTAAATCTAAGGTATCTAATTACCAAACGCAAAATGATAGAGATGCTGCGCATAAAGAATTATTTGACCAAACTAAGAATGATATTAATAATCAGGATGGACTTGATCGTGCTGTAAGTTTCTTTATTTTAAATAAGTGTAGTTTTTCAGGATTAACTGAGAATAGCACTTTTTCTGAAACAGCTTCTCGGTCTAATTTTTCTCTTGTTGGTATTGAAAAATTAAAGCAATATTCCCAACTTATTCATAATTGGAAAATAACTAATCTAGATTATTCTGAAGTTATGAATTCATCTGGTGAAGATGTTTTTGTATTTCTCGATCCCCCTTATGACATTAAGGATTTTTTATACGGAAAAAATCGTGAAATGCACAAGTCATTTGATCACGATAAATTTGCAGAAGATGTATATAAATGTCCTCATCAATTTATGATTACTTACAATGTAAATGATCGATTACTTGAACTTTACAAGGATTACTATCTTCGTGAATGGAAATTGAGATATTCTATGGCACACCGTGGAGAAAAGGGGACGGATGAGAATGTAAAAACTGAACTTCTTGTGACAAACTACTCCACAGAAAAACAAACAGTAAACGTTCTTGATATTTTACTTTATGATTGAACTTAAAGATTGGTTAAATTCTATTAATCAAACAAAGAATAATCTAATTGATGAAGACCCTTCACTTGAGAGGGAATATCCTCCTTATATTATTAATCGTTGTTTCTCTGGTCATATTGATACGATTATGTATGCAAATGAAATGAATCAATATCATTTTCTTGCTAAAAAAATGCAATATGATTTTTTGCTAAATAGTCTGAGGAAAAAGAAGAGATTTTCTCCCT